TCAGTATCTGCTACGAGATCTAGTTGTCCATCCGTACTGGAATTGATGTATATTGCTGTATCTCTAAATTGTAGCTTTTCTGTAGAAGCGATAAGTATGTCGTCACTAAACTCGAAGTAATCTTCATCTTCCATCCATTTTAGTACACCATCTGATGTCTCACCATCAAAGGTAATTGTTATATCTGTGCCTGCTGTTCCTGCACCGAACGTAAGTGTGTTGCCTAATAGTTTAGTTATAGGGCCACCTTCGTTGGCTGTACCATCGTGGGTGTGTCCACTACTTGCTTGGAAGGCTGCTAATAACTGATTAAACTCATCATTGGTATGAGCTGCAGTTATTACGTCTCCGTCAGTATAGGAAGATTGTCTGGTATAGGTTGCTCCCATTTATCTTCTAGCTCCTAATTGATATTCTAGTTGAAATCCTTTTAATGAATAAGGTGCAGTTGTTCCCCCATCATTTACTCGTAAGGCTACTGCAAAGCCAGATCCTTCTACTGGTTGCCTTACCAAAGGTTGTGATGCACCACCATACGTTCCTGATGAAGCTGATGTTGAACCGTAAGTTGATGTACCATATATTGCTGCTATGTCTTCTGAATCTAAAGGATAAGCTGCAGGTCGAGAAGATTCTCTACTCTCATAATCATACCGAATAAATAGGTCTGCGTCAATAGAAGATTCAGGTGCATAGTTAACTATCACCCTTTGCATGTTTTTTCGTATCCCCGGATCATTCATTGTTAGATCAGGACTACGGTATCTTCCAAGTATTGCTGTGCCATCAAAATCGTTGCCTGACTCTTGTCTGTATACAAATCCGTCACCTGATCCGTGTATGGCTATAACGTTACCTGCTGATACAAAAGTGTCTGTTGCAGTTGGTCTTATACCTTTTAACTCAGCAAATTCAAATTGTTGTCCTCTAAGAACACATATAACTCCTCTTGTGGAGTTTTCTCCTTGACCACTCTTTGTAAAAAATATTCTGTATTGTGTCTTCTCAGGTATTACGATTGATGTAAAACTACCTGCGTCTGCTAAATTCGTATCAAAAATAGACTGTACGTTAGAACTAATTGTACCCAACTCAACGTCACCAATTCTTGCAGTACCTGCAATGGTACGTAATCCGTCAGGGCCTAAGAATATTAAGTCACCTGCAAATTCTTGTATGGTCTGTCCATTTACACATCCTATGTTTCTTGTCACAGGTTTTACTGCAAAGTCACTAGAGCTTGATCCTGTCATTTGGAATATTCTGTTTTCACAAAATATAAATAAATTGTCACGGAATACTTTAAGTCCTGTTACTGTGTCGTCTACTTTTACACTACCTGCACCAGAGCCACTGCTGAACGCATCTTCATCAAACGGTTGGCTAAATATAACCTCTTGTGGTGTACTAGACTTACCTGCATAGAACATATGATCTTTAAATGCAGTAACAAACTTAGAACCTGATACAGAACTTTCACTTACGTCTGTTGCACTAAATGATGTGTTAAATACTGTAGGTGCGTTGTTGCTATCTACAACAATTAACTTGTCATTACCATCAAAGTTAAATCTTTCAAAATCATACGTGCTTGCACTGGTTCTGCCAGTATCTCGTTCTGTCCAACTTGATCCACCCGGAGTAGCACTAAATATCTTCTCTCCTCGTGCAGCAACGACAGTTGATCCAAACGTTGCAACCATCAACACTTCTTCACTTGCTGAACTTGTCTGTGGTACAATACCAGTTACGTATTTACTGAAACCACTTATTCTTCTATATCCACCTTCGATGTCAGGTTCAAAATTAAGTAGCTCAAGAGCTTGACCGGGTTTCATTATAAATGTAGATTGATTAAGAACTAACCCACCTTCGCATACAAATGGAAACGCACCTGTCTGACTTAGCTCTGGCATTATACGGCTCTCATGTATATCTGTTTGTTAATTAATTCAACACGCATACGCTTGATTGATTTCTCAAACTGCATTTGTGCGAGTTGTGCGTTTTGCACTTCACCACGTAAAGTAAACGCATAGTATTTTGCTCGTTCTGTTATCACTGTCTCAAACCGTGTTGGTATGAGAGATGTGTCGGTAGATCCACTTAACGCTGTGTGAGTTGCATAATAAAAATATTTTATAGTATACGTTGCTTTGTCTGGCACAGGAGAGAATCCTATACTTTGATCTGGATTCTCATACACAAACACTGGTATTGCTCTTGAGTCACCTGTAGGATCTGTATCTCTTTCGTGATAATTGTCGAGATACTCACTAAATGTTAAATAATCTAATTTTTGTTCTGTTTTATCTGCAGCTTCAAGAAATGTAAAACTATCATAATCAACGGTTTTAGTATCTGTTGTGCTTAAATCAGACCGACTGTATAATCTTTTCCCTGCAGTTGTGGTAAAAGTTTTTGATGTTACTGTAAAGGGCCACTCAGTATCTGCATTGATTATGTCGTCTATTGCACGATTAACATAATCTTTTACTGAAGTTTGTATACCTCTTGATGCACTGAACGTACTACTTGTTAGCTCTACTTCGTTTAGATCTCTTAGCACGTTGTTTATTAATACTAGATAACTGCTCGCCATGTTTAATTTTCTCTTGGATTCGTTTACTTTCTAAATAGTGTTTTCTTTTTTGAGCTTTGCGTGACGGACTATTTAGTCTTTTGTTAATCTCTGCTACTTGTTCTGGTGTTAGTAGCTTATATGGTTTAGCGTTGAGTGGTATTAGTAGTCTTAAATTTTTTTTTTAATTTGGTTATTTTGTATCTAACCACTCTTATGTGCTTTCTTTAATTGTTCTTTAGCTTTCTTTGCTATCGCTACGACTTGTGTCTTACCCATTACTTTTGCTCTTTGCTCCATGACCGTAAGAATTTGTATCTTTCTCGCATAAGGTTTCTTAATTCTTTTAACCTTCGCAACCGTTGCTCTGGCATCTGACGGTGTAGCAAACTTGATTCTAACCGTGTCCTTAGGGTTCTCGTCCGTATATAAGCGTCTGTCAGAACCTTTTGGCTTTTTTCCAGTTCCAACTTTGGGATCACTTTTTTTTGACATGCTTGTTTTTGTATCTTTGTTTTTGATCTTTTTCTATTTTTTCTAATATTTTAGCTTGACCTGCATGTAACTTTGATGCTTTTTTCAAACCTTTTATAACCTTGTTAAGATCTTTGGTGTAATGTGGCATTATGAAGCTTCTTTTTCTACCTCTTTTATATTAGATTTAGCTATGTTATTAAGAGCTTTTAATTTTTCTGTAGCTTGTATTATTTCAGCTAATGATCTATCTAGCAAATCTAATCCTGCGTTGTTGTTGTTTATAACTGCTTTCGCAGTCTCTATCTGTAGTTTATACTGATAGGCTAGTGCTTGTGCGGCTAGTGTTTTCATAGAATGCTCCTTTGTCCAATTATACAGATAAGATCCTATGATTGCAAGTAAATTATAACTTACCTGTCCATTTACCTACAAGCCACAATACTAATCCACCTATAGCCAGTAAAGCTATAAAAGCCATACTATACCCTGCAATCTCTAAAATTTCTTCTCTACGCTTCTTAGCCATCCGTTCTGCGTGTCTTCGAGATTTACGTGCTTCAGCTTGAAACCTTTGCCAATCTGCCCAAAGTCCGGGTCTGCCTACATAAATCATAATTTGTTTAAGTTCATCTTCTTGTTGTTTTATTTTTTCTAAAGCCATAAATTCTTCTAACTCAGAACCTCCTACACCTTTAGCTTTTTGTTTTTTTGCTTTTTTTTCTATTTGCTCTTTTGCAAATACAAAATCGCCAATCTGTTTGCCACAGCTTGCTAGTTCTTTACCGTTAGAAACGAAGTTTTTGATTACGCTAAAGGCCGCATTGGCCGCAGCAAGCTCTGCTAACATGTATTCCCCTTACTTGTTTACTGGTTTGCAATATGCAGTTATTCGTTTGTCTCCTTCCTCAGAAGGTATCATTGGTTGTTTTGTCAGACGTTCAGCAAAATACAGGCATCTGTCTATATTGAGAAACCTTTGTGTTTTGTTTATCACCTGTGTGTCTAGCATCACTATCAGAAGGAACTCTATCATCGTGATGGCAATCGCATGAACATTCTTCGCAGTCGCAGTCGTAACATTCGCAAGTTTCGCATCTTTTTTTATTCAACCCAGTCTCCGTTTTCCATAGCTTTTGCTAAATTATCTGCACGTCTGCCTACCTGCTTTGCCCAACGTGAGTTAAGCATCTCTGCTCCTGCCCACTCAAAATCATTTCTTTCTATGGCTTCCCACATGTTTTTAAACTTCATAAGTCTTGGTACGCCAAGATTAAACCCCATATCAACGAGACACATTTGTCTTGTTTCGTTAAGTTCTTCTACAATTGGTTTTTGTTTAAGTAATTCTTTTTCTACAATATCTATATCGTTGTTACAAAGATAGTATGCTTCTTCTTCGGTAAGACCATCGCTTACAATCTCCTCAAGTGTTTTGTTCATGTGCATAAGTTCGTAATCGTCTATACCACGACCTTCGAGGTTACGACCTATACCAATGGTGCTTATACCTAAAGAATCATCGTAAGGCTGAAGCACAATGCCTTCGTGTTCAGCTATCTTTTTAACTAACGTTTCTCTATCATACTTCATACCATCTCTGCCTTTCTACCTCGATGTATTTTACCACCCTCTGCTGCTTTCTTTCTTCTTCTACCTGATGCAGTCACAGACCACTTAACAGCTTTAGGACCTGTCTTTTTACGTGCTTCTGCTTTGCTTATCTTACCTGCAACAGCTTTGGGTCTACATGCAGGATAAGGTCTAGACTTCTTTTCTTTACCAGACCGACCACACTTCTTGCCAGTCTTAACGTCACGCCAATCCTCTTTAAACCACTTCGTTAATCCCCCTTCTGGTTTACCCATTATGCGTAACCACCACCACGTTTCTTATATGTACGTACAAGCCAAGCATTTGCATACGCTGATGGGTATACTTTAAATTTCTTTTTTGCTTCTGCTTTTACACTAGCATATAACTTTGGGTTAGTTGGCTTAGAGCCACTCTTCTTTTTAGCTTTCTTTTTTGCTGCCATGTCTTTCTCCTTTACATGCACAAATCTTCATACTTGGTTGTATGAAGTCTATGTTTAGATAAATCACCTGAATAATTTTTAAATAATTGTAATAGCCAGTTTATCATTTTTTACCTCTTATCATTTTTGCTGCTTGACCTACACCTTTTATACCGAACGATGCAGATATAGCAATATACAATAAGTATTGATACCATTCAGGTAACGTTGCAAGCACCTCAAACCCTTCTTTAACATATTCTCTCATTCCGGGTATGAAGACCAGTATCGCAGGTAAAAGCAGTACAACTAGAGCAAATTCGTCTTTCCACGAATCTACTGTAGCATCTGCCATCTTGCCTTCCCACTTTACTTTACCTGCTGCAACTTTCTCTGCAACAGATGCACGAGCTTTGGCTTCTGCTACTTTTGCTTGACCATCTGCTTTAGTTTTTTCTAACTTGTTTTGAAACCAAGTGCTTGCTAAATTAGCTACTGGGCCAATTAATGCCTGAAGCATGTCTTTGCCTTTCTAGTTGTTCTACGTGTTTTCTCCAAAAGTACACAGATAGTTTACTAAAGAAACCTGATAAAGTTAACATTTCCATCTCTTTCTAGCTTGTCTTAATCTACTGTTAGGGTTTTTGGCTGCTTTGGGAAACTTTTTCATTTGCCCTGCACTTCTTGCACAAAATGATTTACGTCTTTTTGCAGCCTTGCTCCCCGGCTTGACTTTACCAGTCACAGCAGTTTTAAGTTTGCTTCCGGGGTTTTCTTTACGGTACTTGGCAACACCTTTAGCAGTCATGCCTGCACCTTTTTTAGTAGGGCGTTTGTCACCACTCTTGATGGTGTACCCTTTCATGCTACCCCTTTTCTTGGTCATGGTTATCTAGCTCTTCCACCACGAGCCATCATTTTTTTGGTTTTGCCACCACCACGCATCATCTTTTTGGTTTTGCCACCACCTTTCATCATCTTCTTGGTTTTGCCACCACCCATCATCATAGCTCTTTTATTCATGCCACCTGCGGCTCCACCTTTAGCCATCATTTTCTTTTTCTTGCCACCTGCAGTGCCACCTTTAGCCATCATTTTTTTCTTTTTCATAGCTTTGCCACCACCTGCTTTTTTCATGCTTGCAGATTTTTCTGCTTTAACATACTCTGGTGACACCATACCTCTAGCCATGTTTAAAGCTCTTGATAATAAGCTTATATCAGCTTTTGTTGGTTTTTTCATTATTCATTCTCCGAATATAGATTGTTAAATGTTACTGCAGGATCAAGATAAGTTTCGTGAATCTCTGCATTGTGTATGTGTTGGCTCGGTCTAAAATCTGGAGGACCTTCGCCAGTTTCCCAAAGTGCAGGACTTGTCGCCCTTACTCTGTTATTTGGAAGAGCAACGATGTTGCCAGTCCAATCCCCTGCATCTATCAACTGTAATACGTGACTTTGTTTGTGTTGTGCAGGATCATCTGCTATGTCACTTTCGGTGTAGTCTACAGTAAATAGATATTGTGCTTTATGAAAGTCTCCGTCTATCTTACATATCCACGGAGACGAGCTAACTCTATCTAGTCGTACTATGGAGTGATGATGAGAACTACAGTCCCAAGGTTGAGCCAAATGCGTTGGCATTATCTGCGGCCACTCTTCGTACGGTATATCAGCAACGAGTGCTGTT